GGTCAGGTTCGATTCTTCCATCAGCTTGGTCAGGTGCTCGACGGCAATGGTGCTGAATGACAGAAAGTCATCGGTGCCGGCCAAGTACTTGGCGAGCCATCCGCTGAGTGGGTACGCGCCAGATTCAGCATGGAAGAAACCCCAACCCTTGCCGGCGGTGGCGTTGTGGCTCTCGTTGAACTGCTGGACAAGATCGTCGCGAACCTGACTATCGACCTGCTCAGCGGCACCGAGGAACAGAACTGCCGGGCTGCCGTCGGGCTTTTTGTCGATCTTATGGATCACGCTGTGGAGAACGGGCATTACGAATTCCTCGGGTAGGCGCCGCCCTCCGTGACCGGATGCGACATTGGGGAGTATTAAGCTTTTTGCTACGGCGGTTTTTTCAAGCTGATCTATAGTGATGATGGCCTAATAATATTTTTACGCCATCAAGCCTGCAGGAGCACAGAAATGAAGTATGGATTATCTACTTTTACAATGATCTGCTCTCTGATTTTACTATCGGGTTGTTCGTACATATCTCCGAGAAAGGTAGCGGTGCTCGGTGAGGACTCAAAAACTGATAAATGTAATGCGGGGTACAGTGTTTATTATTATAGAGATGCTGATGTTGGTGTTTGTTTGCCGGAAATTATGGCTGTCTATACACATTGCGTTACAGAGTTGACTGTTGCTAATTCGTCTTTCAAGTTTGATGAGTCTGGAACGCTAAAATCCGCAGAGGTACTTGATAAAATTAAGGGGCTTGAGCTCACCGCTCAGCAAAAAAGGGACTTAGTAAAGGTTTTTGCTGATAGTGGAAGTATTGGAGTGGCAAGAGGAAAGGCTATAGACCAATGCTACATTCTGACAGCTGACGTCTACGGTAATGGAAAGGCCAAAGTAAAAGAAGTGGATGGCAGTATAATCCGCGATGCGACGGTTCCTCTTAGGTCTACAATAAAGCTGCCACCACTTGAGCAATAGTGGTTGGAAGGTTGTTTCAGTAATGGAAAATTCTAAAGGCTTACATTACTTTGGATGATGAGTTTGTAATTCGAAATTTTTGGTTTGAATGTCCGGACTGAAAAACTCATCACCCGGATTACGCTTCAGTTCAGCCAAACTCTCGTTTCGAAACATCCGCGCCACGTTTTCGCTTATCTGCACTTTGTGGCGCGGACTTTCCATCGCTTGGTAGGAAAGGGTTGGCCCGAGCGCATGAGCGTTCAGAATTAGGTTCTGCACCGCCTCGTTAATTTCCTCGATGCCGTTCCAGGCCATCAGCTCATCAAGCTTCTGCCGGGTGCCGAGCCTGACACGGTGCCGTAATTCCTTCTCGTCGTACTGAATTCGTTTCTCGGCAGCCTTCGCTGATCGCTCTTGTCCAGTCTTGGCCATGGCCTACCTCTTCAATTCCGCTGGCCGGCAAGTCCAGCCAGGTCTGTCGTTTGCGTTGTTGGGTTCTGAAACGTCTCACGCTGCTACCTTGACCTGATTCCAGGCTCCGACCGCTTCAAAAATCCGCGCTGCGTGACCCTCGTGGAGCGATAAAGCTTCAGGAATAGCGATCCAGCCAGAAGCCACCATCTGGCTTTGATTGGCCGAGTCGCGGAGTTGCTTGTAGCCACGCTCGATCACGTCTTCCAAGTGGTCGGAGAGGTACACGCCGTCCGGCGCCACCTCAATCGACTTACTGTAGCGGTCGCCGCGGGCATCAATACAAAGAGCGCTGAGGTAGATCGTCCAGCGGTGGGCAATGCCACACACGGCCTGGCCAATCTTCCCGGGCGCGATATTTTTCAGAGACTTGTAATTGATCATGCCCTGGTGACCGCTGGGATCGATGTTCACCACTGCGACGTGGTTGGTGGCCAGCAGCGCTCGACATGATCGGTCGAGGCGGGCCTTGAGGTTATGCGGTTTGCGCTTGCTCATGGTGAGTCCGCCATTTTGCGAAGCGCCTGGCGCTCGGCCCAATTCAACCCTTTTGGTTTTCGCTTGAGCACCGTGCCGGGATCGATTTTGTCCGAGCGGGCAGGCGGCAACGGATTGCGCGGCGGGCTTTTCAGTTGTGCGATTTGCCCGCCGGCAGCCAGGTACTGGGCGACCTGATCAGATATCGCTTCGGCCTGTGGCCGGTGCTGTTCGACCAGATTTAGGTGATTGCTGATCATGGCTGCCTCACTTGATCCGGATTGAGCTTTCGCCGCGCTCCAAGTGAGCCCAAACAGGCTCCTCCAACAGGTCGGCCTCGGCGTCTTCGCCGGATTCAATGCGCTTGCGCACCGCGGCGTTGTGATCGCGGATTTCCTTGAGCTTCGCCGCAATCGTCTTCTTGTCGGGAGAGAACACGGTCTTCGTTTCGATGAAGTCGTCGGGGATCTCGTCCTCCTTGTCGACGATTACCTTTTCCGGTGCCAGAGCCAGGGTAATGGTGAACAGAGGGCGTTTGATCGACTTGATGTCCGCAGCCTCCATGTTGCGGCGCACCGCAGCGATCACCAAGGCCGTACAGATGCAGCGCATCCCGCAAGAGCGCGGACGGTTGTATCTGGCGGACCTGAGCGTGGCACCGGTCATCCAGATCGTTCGGCAGAAGATCAGCATCAGCGAAACGCGCCGTACGCCGGTAGGTCGATCCACCGCACGCGCCGCGCACCTGGCCACCATCGGCAAGGTTTTGCGTGCCATCGACACGCTTCCGTTTCAGGTGCAGCAGTTCGGGCACTATCTCTATCACCCAACAATGACTATGCGCCACGTCATGAACGCGGTACTGCTGATAACTGCCAAGGCCGAGTTGCCAGACCTTACTTCGGCCAAGCGCGTGAAGGCGCAGTACCTGGTGACCCTGGCTCTGCAATCGTACAAGGGGGAGGTGGTCGGGGCGGCAGAGTGGGGGCCGGCCCGAGTAGCTGCTGAGATGAAGACCTTTTTCGGCGTGACGATCGATCCGAAGAATTGGACGCGTGACTGGCTCGACCTATGGGAATCCCTGAAAGAGGTCATCAAAGAAGTGGATATTCAGGCGCAACAACCTTTATGGCAGGTCATACACGCGGAAAATGATGAAGAGGCGGCATAAACATATTGATATGACGGGGAATTGCGCGTACTTTTCCCATAGTGCGCAATTCACGCAACACGCACACGAATATCTGAACCCGGCCATCGAGCCGGGTTTTTTATGATTGAAATCAAAATGATAGTATTTTGACGCCATTGTATCGCCATTGTATCGCCATATAATCGCCACTATAGTGTGATGGCACTCACTTACTAGGGCTTGTTATGACTGCAATTCGTTTCGTTGTTGTTGCCGCTTTCGCGTTTTTTGCAGCCCAAGCTGTGGCTCAGAGCGCTCCTGAAAATGTCTATAGCACTCAGGCTGGTGCTCAGCCTGCTGTAGTCATGGATCCCATGATTGCTTGTTATTACAAAGGCATTCCGTACTCCGAAGGGGCGCAGATTGTTGAAGAGGGCTTGGCCAAGCCTCTGCTTTGCGGACGGAAGAATGGCAGCGACGCCAATCCTTTGGTTTGGAAGTAAGAGTCAGCTGTTGCAGGTTCTGTATATCAACCCGGCCTGCGAGCCGGGTTTTTTGTTTCTAATCGCCAATCTTGTCGATGCCGGAGGCGGTTATTTTTGCTGACATCAAATCTGAACCACGCATGTGTTTGGATTCATTGATGTCCACATAACCCTGCTCCGAAAGGTAATAGAGTGATCTCTTTACCTCCTGCGGCTCGCCCAAAGCATTTAGCTTGCTGATATCTACGGTGTCAGGGAATTCCTTTTCCAGAGCATCTAGCAATTTCAAGTTTAATGAGTGATCAATTGCCATATCGGTTTCCTCAGGTTGGTTAGCGCTCAACGAGCGTAGTTCCAAACCCAGGTTTGGCAATCGAGAGTATTTGAGGCACACCCATTCAGGACCTCGACATTGATCGAGGTTTTTTCGTTTTCGGCTCCACCACACCCGTCGCTCTGAGCTGGGAGTGCTGCTGGAGCTGATTCAAATATGCGGGCTGCCGAGTTGGCACACCCCTTGGCTTTGGAGTTGAGTATGAAGAGTGAATATCGCCAAGCCGTTGAGTCTGTGCATAGCGCAAGAGGCGAAGCTGGCCGAGGTCAACCAAGCAACCCGACTGGCAGGTGATCGAACGATCCTACCTGTCGGGTCACGGTCAGAGACTTACGGGCTGAGATGTTTGAAGAAGCACGGTCCAACAGGTTGTCCGTAGGTCGCACATTCGGAATGAATACCAACTAACCCTTGGGCAAAACTCCCGACACACAAACCCAAAAGCGCCGCAATGACGACATAGGCCCACACACGGTCGGTTGGCATAGGCTGACGCTTCATCCACGAATCTAAGCACCTTGCCCCGTAGAACAGAAAGTAAAGCGCGATTGCAGCGGCGGCACCGATTGCCGAATAAAAGCCCAGCGAAAAAATGCTGAGCGGTTTGAGGAACTCCATTGCACATCTCCTTTTTCAAAGTGCGGCTCGATTGAAGCATTCCTAAAAAGGTGCTGCCACTCAACTGCGTGTAGTTTCCATCGCTTGTGTGGCTTGATCACAAAGGATGACCAAATGCACAGGCCTATTCCGCCAGCGTCACTGCTTGATCTGTCTGAGCTTTCCGATTTCGGCATCCGCGTAACTCCGGCGCCCGAGGTGTGGGAATGGCTCCAAGCCGAGATCCTTGCCGACACTGGAAGCACTCACAACGAAGACCATGCCCACCTTTTGGATGCAAACATCCGGGTCATGTGGGCCTCGTCGAGCTTCGAGAAACAGGGCCGAACAGTTCTGGGTCAGGCCGAGCAGGTAGCGTTCCGCGCTGGCGGCTGGCAGAAAGCCCGGATGGAACAACAGATGTGTGATTGGTTCGGCGAGGTGCCGGCTTTCATCATCACGTTGGCTGCGGACTACTGTGCAACCTGCAGTGACGCTGACTTCTGCGCGCTACTCGAACACGAGCTTTATCACTTGGCACAAGCAACCGACAAATACGGTGCTCCTGCCTTCACCAAGGAAGGCGCTCCCAAGCTGAAGCTGCGCGGACACGACGTCGAGGAGTTTGTCGGTGTAGGAAAAGGCGGAGGCCATCGGCGAGCGCTTCAAGGGTACGCAGCCCTCTCTTTCCGAAGTAACCGCGGCCGAAGTCGAGCAGGGCGCTGATCAAATCAAAGACTTGGTCGTGTCGTGGGGCTTCGACGATGAACTCAACGACGAGTCGATCACTGCTCTGGTGAAGAGCTGCATCGGCGTATCGGATGAAGTGGTTACCCTCTGGGGTGAAGCGCGAGGCGAAAGCCAGGCCGGCCAGATCGCCGTGGCCTGGACCATTCGCAATCGTGTGAACGATGGCAAGGCCAAATCATGGTGGGGGGAGGGCTATGCCGGTGTGTGCCTGAAGCCTTACCAGTTCAGCTGCTGGAACTCGAACGACCCGAACTTTGCCTTCCTCAGCGGCGCGAAGCCGATCCCGGCCGGGCAGCTCGCCCAAGCGCAGAAAGCTGCTGACCTGGTCATGTCCGGTACCGAGCCAGATCCCACCGGCGGCGCCACCCATTACTACGCCACCACCATGCCGAAGGCTCCGGTCTGGACTGTGGGAGCGAAACAGACGCTGAAGCTCGGGCACCACATCTTCTTCAAGGATGTGCCATGAGTCCCGCGGCGTGGAAGTTGTCTGGAGTGCTGGTGCTGATGCTGCTCACGGCCGGCGGGGTCTGGCAGGTACAGGACTGGCGCTATGGCAAGCAGCTCGCCGAGCAGGCCGGCCTGCATCAGGACGACCTGATCGCCATCAGCAACGCGGCCGCCGCCCAAGTTCGTGCCGATCAGGACAAGCGGTTGGCCCTCGAGCAGCGTTTGTCGGCCAGCGAACAAAACCACTACAGGAAATTGAGCGATGCACAAAAAGACCAGGATCGCCTGCGCGATCGCCTTGCCACTTCTGATCTGCGGCTGTCAGTCCTCCTTGCCGAGGATTCAACCGGTGGCTGTTCAGTGCCAGCCACCTCCGGCGCCGGCGGCGTGGTTCATGGAAGAGCGCGCGCCCAACTTGACCCAGCGCATGCTCAACGAATTGTCGCCATCACCGACGCTGGCGACCAAGGATTGATTGCACTGGCTGCGTGCCAGACATACGTGCGGGAAATTACACGATGATCCTACCGGCGCCCGACCAATGGATCTTTGCCGATGAGTTCTTTGATTCTGGTGCCGACTTTGTGATGTCCAGCAACAAGCCAGATCCCACCAGCAGCGCCACGCATGCGACCATTATTCCTAAGAGCTCCGCTCTGAACTGTCGGTGCGAAGCAGACGCTGAAACCTAGTTATTATGCCTTCTTCAATAGTGTGCCATGAGCTTTCAAGCTTGGCGCCTTGCAAGGACTAATTTTGGTAATCTGAATAGGTGTCTTTTGAATGAGGAAATAACTTAATCTATTGCTCTAAGTGCTACTGCTATGGCATTGCTTTCGTTTTAGTAGCACTAAGAGTTTTGTTTGGTTTTCTACTTGGCAGGTCCAGAGTCTATTGTGCCACCTTGCTTGGTCGATCGTTCAACTTGACTTTGGTGTTGATCGCCCCCAGAGCTATAAATAACCTTGCCTTCTGTAGTTGTTTGAGTTCCTTTGCTATCTGTATGAACTGTGGTCCTGTCGCCGTTTGCTTCCGTTATATTTGTGGTCTTGTCCGCTGCGGCTGCGTTAGCTATTGCAATGGTAAATAAAATTGGGAGTGTCATGTAGTGCATAATTTTCATGATGTTTTCCTTGTGATGAAAGGTGAAACTCCATTCCGTCTCGGCTGTTGATCTGTTGATCTGTTGATCTGTTGATCTGTTGATCTGTTGATGGTGTACATGGTTTTTTATAGTTTTAAAGGTAAAAAAAATCCATTTGTTTTTTAGACTTTTTTGTTTGCTTTAATATTAGCAATATCTTTCGCACGCGGATCGTGACTTAAATTCCTAGGTGTCAGGGAAGTGAGTCGCTGATAGGGTTGATCAGTCCGCTTTGCTGGTTGCGTACGTTACCCACAGCACGGTCGACCTTGAACCACTCGAAAACTTTGGCGGGCTCTCCTTGCAACAGCACCATCTGTTCGGCGCGCTCGTTTGGTATGGCCGGATCTAGCCATTCCCTAGATAGTTCGGGGCTGAGCGTCACCGGCTGGCGATCGTGAATATCCACCATGCCCCCCTTGCTGTCGGCGGTGATGATCACGAAGCCGTCATATTCACTTCGTCCAAACTCGGCGCTTGGGTATTGGCCGATCGCGGCGCACAGGATTGGCGCCCGGTCTTTCCGGCGGATCAGGTAGGGCTGTTTTTTCGGTCCGCCTTCATCGACCCATTCGAACCAGTTGTTGATCGCGATGATTGCCCGGTGTGGCCAGATCGCTTTGAAGAACGAACCGTGGGCGACTTTCTCTACCCGGGCATTGATCGGCGCGGCGCGGTCCTTGGCCCAGTGCGGCCGCCATCCCCAGCGAACCATGTCGGCTCGCAGGAACTGACCTTCCTGGTGAAAGAGGGCGAGCTGAGCGGACGGCGCGGCGTTGTAGAGCTCGAATGGCTGGTTGCCTGCATAGTTGATCAGGGTGTTGGGCATGCTCAGCGCCGCGACAAAGTCATGAATGCCGCTGTATTGGGAAAGACGTCCACACATGGCTACGCCCTCGGATTGCTGATTTCAGCTTAGTCGGTGAGGCGCCGACTGTGGGTAGGTGTACCCCGTCAGTTCCTTAAGTTTTTGCTGGTAACCGGCCAACTCCCGGTCCTTCATCATCAGGATGCTGTTTGAGGCATTGAGTAGGTCAGAGTGTTTCCGGCTTGTTTCGGCAAGCTCTGCTTCCACCTGCTTGAGCTCGTCGCGAAGTCGACGGCACCCCCCGGACGCGTCTGCATGCATTTGCACCAGGCCGAAGATATTTTCCCTGGCTACGCGTAGCAGCAGGTTCAATTCCTGGACTTCGTTTTCCAGCATGCGTGAATAGTGTTTGATGGTTTCCAGTTCGGTCGGGCATCCAAGCCAGTCGCTGGTGTCTTCGATGTCGAGGGGATCCACTGAAAGTGCCTTTGCTGTGTACTGTTTGGATGTACAGTAGTCGAGACGTACAGGTCGGGCTAGGGCAGAGCGACGAGCTGTAGGATTTTGGGGAATGTACGGTTGGCAGGACGCCAGAAGAGGGGAGAAAACCGGAAAGTTTTGTAACGGTTACCAAATAGTTTTGTAACGCATGCTAAAAACAAGGGTGCCGCTCAAACCCCAGAAACGACAAAGCCCTGAAAAATCAGGGCTTTGTCGTATAAAGATGGCGGAGGCGATGGGATTCGAACTCATGGACCTGTTACAGTCGACGGTTTTCAAGACCG